CGGTGCGGGCGGCGCGCGTCGGCGTCGCGAGCCGCGACCACGTTGCGCCGACGTCGGTGCTCTGGAGCACATGGCCATCCGCCGTCGCGGCGTAGGCCGTCGTCGCGGTCGTGGTACTGAGCGAGATGCGCCGCGTCTGTGCGGTGACGCCCGTGCGGCGCGTTGTCGGCGGCGGGTACGCCTGCGCGTAGTCCGCGAACGCCGGGAACGCCGCCAGTCCCGTGGTCGTGTCCCACGTCTTGAGATCAGGCGAGAACGCCAATTTCATGCCCGCAGTCGCGTCGGGAAAGGCGAGCAGCGAGCCGCCCGGTAACTGACACGCACCCAGGCGGTACGACGTCGCAGCCGACGCGAAGGTCGGCACGTTCGTACTGTGCAAGCGGAGCGTGGCACCGTCGGTGATGTTGCCCTCGAGCCGGAAGATGGCCGCGCGCGGCGTCGTGTCGTCGTCGGCCAGTACCGCGAACCAGATGGTCGCCGTCTCGTCGTCGCGCCACACCGCAAGCTCCCACGGCGTGAATCCTGTGGCAGCACCGTCGATCAGCGTCGACAGCGAGAAGTCCGGCGCCGTGACGTAGGGTGTCCACGTCGCCGCATCCAACGCGGGATGCCAGCGATAGACGGCCAGGTCGCCGTCGTTCGCCACGCCGACCTTGTACCGCACGAAGACCAGCAGCAGCGCGCCATCGAAATCCTCGATGAGCCACGGCTCGCTGAGAATCTTCCATGTGCCCGTCTCGCCTGTCGGCTTGACGTCCAGATCGACCCACGTTGCGAACGCATCAGTCACGCCGAGGAAGCCGGGGTCATCGTAAGACGGACCCGTCAGGCGGTCGTAGTTGTACCGCTGGATGGCGAGCCGCGGCACGCCGTCTGCGATCACGCCGGCGCGACGGCCGCTGTTCACGGCGCGCACGAGGTCGTCGATGGCGATGCCGCCTTCGGTGACCGCGATCTCGAGCAGATCCTTGATGGGCCGCGCGGACAGCGGAATGGTGCCGCGATCGGCGATCTTGAGGATGATGGTCGGCGCCATCGTGGCGTCTTGCCGCAGCGTGCCGCCGACAGCCACGCGGACGTCGGTATCGCGCGCGTTGTACTGGCTCGGCTCTGGCACGCCGGGCTGCACGAGCGCCTCGCTCGTCGCGCTCGTTGGCGGTACCGCCACAGTACGGAACAGGTAGGCGTCGCGTTGATTTGTGATGTCCCACGTCATGCGTCACCCTCGATGGCTGCGGATCTCCGGCGTTGTGACGCCCGTGCGCTGGAGCACGCGCGCGCGGCCGCTGGCGGCCACGATGTCGCGGCCGTCGATCTGCACCGGCGCGGGTGCCACGTTGACGGTGACGCCCATGCCGCGGCGCATTGCCGTTACCAACTCGCCGAGCAGCGAGACGATCTGTCCCTGCTGCGCGGGCGTCGTGACGTGCTCGCCGCCGTGGACGACGGCCAGTTGTGCCGCACCGATCGGGCCGCCGACGATACCGCCCGACGCGAAACGCGGCAGCGTGAGGCTGCCCTCGTCGATCAGGCCGTTGGCGGCGCGACCGCCGGAAAAGATGCGAAGGTCTTGCCGCGTGGCAAGCGCGATCGGCGTGACCGCGGCGAGGTAGTCGCCTTGCGCCTTCGTGTATACGTCGCGAAGCTGCGCTTGCAGCGTGGTCGCCGCTTCCGTGTCGCCCGCGGCGCGCGCTTCCGCGAGCTGCTCGGCCAGCGTGGCCGCTTCCGTTAACGCGGTGCCGATCGTCTGCGATTGCAGCAGCCGCTCTGCTACGCGCGCCTGGAACGTCTCGCCGAACTGGTCGCCCAACGCCTCGGCCGCGTCACCGGCGCTGCCAGTTTCGACGAGCGCGTTGAAGCTGGCGGCGATGCCACCGCCGACCGCCGCCGTCGCGTCGTCGATCGCGCGTTCGAGCCGCTTCAGTGACAGCACGCCATCATCGCTGAGCGCCAACAGCGCCAGCCGCGATGCGTCGATGGCCGGTGGCAAGTCGTTGAAGTTCTCGATGGCACCAGTCGTCAGATCGTCGAATTGATCGCGCGTGAGCTTGCCTGCGCCGCGGAGCTGGTTGAAGCGCACGACCGCATCGCCAAGCGAGCCCTGTAGTGACCGGCCCAGCTCGCGGATCTTGTCCCGTGCGTCCTCGACGCTCAACCCAATGCCGCTCAAGGTGTTCAGGATGGCGTTGCGCGTGCGGCCCGGCACCAGCCCTTGCTCTGGTAGTTCTGGCAACGCCCGCGCGAGCTGCGTACCTACCGTCAACGCGGCTAAGTCAAGTGGCCCACCCGCCTCAAACCCTTCCCGCCGCTCAAGCCCGCCACGTCCCTCCGCGCGCAGATTGAGCGCGTTCAGCGACGGCACGCCGGGGATGCCGCGCTGCTTGAACAGCGACCCGAGCACGCTTGACAGCTGCCGCTCGCCGCTCGGCGGACGGAACACGCCGAGCATCCGCAGCCCGGTCATGATGCCGAGCGGATCGGCGAGCGGCCCGAGATTGCCGGCGATGCCACGGCCGTTCGTGAAGCGGGCGGCCGGGATCAGCAGACTGCCGAGCGGAAACGCCTTGCGCGCCGCGTCAAGTGCCTGGTCCTCGGTCGCACCGACCTTCAGCCGCGCGGCACGGCCAGCACGGCTGGCGTCGATCGCACCCTGAACGGCGATCATTGCCAGCCCGATGAATCCGGCGGCGCCAAATCCGCCAGCGGCGGCGCCCGTCGCAGCGCCAGCCCCGGCGGGCGGTGCATTCGACCCAGCCGCGGCAGCCTGCGCTTCCGTGGGCGGCCCGACGAACGACGCGCCGCCGGCAGTGGCACCAGTCGCACCACCGCTGAACAGGCGGGCGATACCGCCAACGGCAGAGTCGACGGCCTTGGTGACCGCTGGCTCGATGAGGCGTTGGCCAAGACCGCCAGCTAGCCGCGAGATCGAGTCCGTGAGGTTGCCGGTGCCCAGCTCCGTGCCGGAAATGACACCGCGAAACGCCGCAGCAAATGCGGACTTGATCTCACCCGCTGCGCCAGTCGCCTCCTTGAGGCCGCGCGTCAGCTCCTCGACGTGCTTTGGCCCGCTGGCGAGCTCCGCGTTGAGTGCCTCGATCTGCGCCGTGAGCGCGGCCGTCTCGCCCTCGGTGAGGTCGACGCTCAGCCGCTTGCGTTCGAGGTCGGCGATGCGGGCCTGCGTGGCGCTGCGCTCAGCCGCGTCGAGCTGCTCGGCGAGGCGCAGCAGTTCTTCCTGCGATGACGTTGTGTCGCGCGCGACGGACAGCGCGCGCTCGCGGATGGCGACTTCCGACTCGGCGCGCGTAATGGCTGCTTCGGCGAAGCCAGCGCGGCTGGCCTCGATGCGCGAGAGCGCCTGCGTCAGGTCGATGAGGTCTTCGGTGTCCTCTTTCGCTTCGCGCGTCGACCGCGCTACGGACTCGTCAGACTCAGTACGGCGTACAATTGAGCCGCCCTGCACGACGAAGTCATTGCGACGGCTGGCAAAAATACGCGCCCTGTCAGAGGCCGAATACTGCGAAAAGTCTTCAACGGCTTGCGTAACCTGGCGGCCGGCGTTTACAACGGGAGCAATTGCCCGATCTAGGGCATTGCCCGTGTCAGTTGACTGCAATGCTGCGGCGCCAGCAACGAAGGCGCCAGGTGTGCCGCCGAGACGCGCACCGACTACTGCCGCGCCGCCGACAGTGAGCAAGTCGAGGAGTGCTTGCGGCAATCTGTCCCACGTCTCACCGAGCCCGCGAATGCTGTTAGCACCAGCGGACAGGGCGTCAGGGAGCTTACCCGCGGCAGCAGCGATACCATCAAAGACCTTGTCGATGCGCTGGTCGACCAACTCGCGGTTGGCGTCGACCCAGTCATTTGTCGCGTCGATCGCGCCCACCAGCCCATCGGCCACGCGCCCCAGCGCCCGCTGAAACGCTTCGCTGCCGACGATCGCCGCGCCGATCTCTTCTTGCAAGTCGCCGAACAGCTCGGTGATCAGCCGCAGTCGGCCCTCGTAGGTGGCTGCCGCCGCCTGCGCCTGCCCGCCGAATCGCTGCGTGATCTGCGCCAGCGCCTGCGCGAGCTTCTCCGACTTGCTCGCGCTCTCCTCGACCTGAATCCCAAAGCGCGACAGCGTGGAGAACTCGCCGGCCAGCGCCTTGCCCACGAGCAGCGCCGCGCCGCCAAGGTCGCGGCCCATGCCCGTCGACAGGTCCAGCACCGCGCGCGTCAGCGGCGCAATCTGCTGCCGGGTCGCCCCGAACGCTACGAGCTGCCGCTGTACGCTCAGAATAGCCTCGTCACCGAACGCAGTGACGAGCTGGAGGCGGGAGGCCAGCCCCCGCAATTCATCGCTGTAGACGCGGCTGTACTGGCCCGTAGAGCGGAGTGTCTGGTCGAGCTGCGCGACGGCGGCCTGCGCCTCACCCGCCGCGCGTACGGTGCCGGTGAGCGCCGAGCCGAGCACGCGCCCGACCTGGCTGGCCAACTGCACCGCCTGATTGAGCGTGATGACGCTGGCGCCGAGCCGCGAGAACGCGGACCCGGCGCGGCCGGTGAAGCCCTCGACGGCGCGCTGGCCTTGCTGGAGATCGCGCTCGAGCTGGTCGACCCGCGCGCGAAGTTGGACGGTGACGTCGCCGACGCTGGCCATCACATCACCGCCGGAACAGCGCCGAGATGCGCCGCTCCGCTTCGTCGGGATCGAGCTTCTGCCGCACGACCGGCTTGCGCCCGAGCAATTCGTCTGGCGTGCGCCCGCGCTTGTCCCAGATCGTGACGCGCACCGTAGCGGCTAACCACGCCGTGCGGTACCAGTCGTCCTCGCGCTGGGCGAGGATCGGCGCCTCGGCCGCGGCAAGCTCCCGCGGCGTCCAGTCGCGCCACTCCCACGGCTGGAGATGCAGCACGCCGAGCGCAGTCCGCTCCGACTCGGCGAGCCAGTCTGAGAAGCTCAGCTCGCGGTGGTCGGCTCCGCGAGCACGGGAGGGTCCACATCGGCGGCGCCCTCCTCGGTACGCCGACGCAGGAGCCCCGCCCCGTAGCACGCCTCGATCACCCGATCGGCGAGGAGCCAAAGATTCGCCTCGTAGTGCTCGTCACGCTGACACCATGACTCAATCAGGTCACCGACCTGGTCGATGGTGAGGTGTGCCCATTGGTACTGCTCAGACGTGCCCACACGCTGCGAGAGCGCGCACCAGACGAACGCGCGCAGCAAGTAGGGATCGACGGTGGCGAAGTCCGTACTGATGCGGCACAGGCCGCGCACGGCGTCCAGCGGCGGCCGGCCCGTCGCCTCCGCGAACCGGGCCAGCGCGTTGAAGGAGAGGAGCAGGTGGCGCGGCCCGCTCTCGGACCACGCCAGCTCGACGGCGCGACCAGCCATACGCGCTAGCTGATGTCGCCGCTGACCACCGTACCGAGCGTCAGCGCGCCGCGGCCGGTGATCGAGAACGAATACTGCTGCGTCTGCCCGTCCGCACCGGACCAACTGAAGTCGAGGATCGTGCCGTTGCCGGTCCACTTCTTCCTGCCGACCACCTTCTGCGTCACGAGCTTGCAGTACAGGTTGGCGCGCGCCGTGTACTGCGTCTCGATCAGTGCTTGGCCGGAATCGCTGCCCACGAAGTTCAGCGTGCCGTTGAGCGTCCACTTGATCCGACCGGGGATGGCCTGCTCATAGGTGGTGTCCACGTTCGAGTTGGCGCTGATTTCCTGCGCCGTCCGCGTCAGCGTGCAGTTCTGGAGCTCGCCCGCCTCGACGTACGTCGTCCCGTCACTGCTGACGTACAGGTGCGCGTCGAACCCCGCGACAGCTTGCGTATCCGCCATGATGCCCTCCTTACGCGGTCAGCGCCGCGGTGCCTTGCAGCGGCTTGAAGATGAGTTTGCTCGTGCTCTTCGCGACGCCGAGGACGATCGGGTACATGGTGCTGGCCAGATCGCCGACCGGCGCGATGCCGCCCGCCGTGGCGCTCAGCACATACACGCCGTCATCGGCAGCGGCGCTCAGCGACAGCGTGCCGCCCGGCGTCAGGTCGATGTCCTCGGTGACGACGGTGATGTCCTGCCCGCTGGCCGCGGACTCCGTCGCGGCGATACCGAGTGCGGCCGTGGCGCACGCGGCGACGTTGGCGTCCGCGAGCTCCCACAAATTCGTGGTGCTGTCGAGGTACACCATCTTGCCGATGGCGATGGCGTCGCCGGCGGTGCCGGTCACCTTCTTGGCGCTCGCGCTGGCGACGAAGGACGCGGGCGTGATCGTAACGTCGGCCATGATGGCTCCTCCTCAGTGTCAGTTGCGGTCGATCCAACATTCAAAATTGCACACGAACTCGATCCGCTGGCTATCGTCGAGGCCCAGCGGAAACGCACTTTGCACCGCGGCGATGCCGATGAGTCCCGGCACGCACTGCGTATGCAGCGCGCCGCGAATTGCCTGGACGTGCCGGCGGGCTACCGCGTACGCGTCCGCCACGTCGTGCTTGTCGCCGCGGACGCGCACTTGCAGGCCGGGCCGATCGAGGTGCGGGCGGTTATCCGGCGGGCTACCCGCGTACTCGAACAGCCCGACGATCTTGTCCGGCGTCGGCGGCATCCAGCCCTTGGCGAGCGTCCAGCCCGTTGCGCCACCGACCAGCGTGCGGTCGGTCAGGTAGGTGGCCACCGTGTCGAGCAGGGAGGTCACGCGCCACCTCGGAGCTTCGTCGCGCGGCGGGTGATGTCCGCGGCAAGCCGCGCGTCCATCGTCGGAACGTGCGCGCGGAACGGATCTTCCAGGTATTTCGCCTTGCCGACAGTATGGCGGTAACTCAGTTCTTCGTGCTGCCGCAGTGCGTATGGAGCGGATGGACCACCGTAGCCGAGCTCGACGACCGTCTCACCACTGCTCGCAACCTGCGGCAGTTCGACATGCCAGGTCGAGCGCAAGATTCCATCGCGTACCGGCACCTCCCGCCGCGAGGCCGCGATGATCCGCAGCCCCTCGCGGTAGAGCGCGCCGCCCATCTCCCGCACCACATCCGCCCCGACGGCGCGCACCGCCGCGAGAGCTTTCTCAATGCCGACAACCGTCGTGACGATCTCAACGCCACCCGGACCGCGCGTCTGCTGCCGAAACACGACGGCCATCAGAACACGACCTCGGTGTGATGGTGCGAGCCGTCCAGGTCGGCCACCGCGCGCACGTCAAGCGGCGTCGCCGTCGTGCCGTCGGGCAGCGTGAGCTGGTCGTCGATGCCGACCGTCGCCTCGCTGGGCAGGTAGATCGTGCCACGGGAAACAGTCTCGCGGCCGTCGCGCGCAATCATGGCTTTCGTGCCGTAGGCGATGCGCGCCAGCGTCGGCACGGCCGGCGTGTACTGCGGTGCGCCGTAGGCGTCACGCGTCACCAGCGCGGCCACATGGACCGTCTCGTGCATCAGCGCGCGGATGGCGGGACGCGTGCTCATGGCTCAGCAGATACCAACCAGCCATAGACCGTGCCGTTGCCTGCGGTCTGGCGGAGATAGACCTTGTCACAGGCTGTCTCGAAGTCCTTGAAGCCCGTAGCGGTAATGTCGGTGCCGATCTGAACGTCGACGGTAGGCACTGCGTCGCGCACGATGCAGCGAATCTGCACCGTGGCAGTACCGGAAATATATACGCCGATCGTCTTGCGGCCGACGCGCGCCGGAGCCGCATACTGCGTCAGACTGCATGGCGGAGTCGGGCACGCCGCAGCGTCCGAAAGCAATCCATCCGCGACTGGCGTCGTCGTGGGCGTTCGAGTTGGCGTCGCGGTCCGCGTTGGCGTGAGCGTCGGCGTATGAGTCGGCACCGTCGGGGTACGGGTCGGCGTCAACGTCGGGGTGTTGGTCGGCGTCGCTGTAGCTGCCTGAGCCCACACAGGCCCGGCCCATACGATCAATCCAAGCACGCACAACAGTCGCAGGGATCTAGCCACGGAAAGCCCTCCGCGGCGCGAGAAACGGCCGCAGCATGTCCACGACATGGGCCGGCACGACAACGCGCGTCGCCCCACCGTTGGCGTAAACTACGCTCGCATCGCCCAGACTCACCGACTGCTCGGGTCGCTCGCTGGCGACTTCGCGGTCGTCGTCGATCAGCAGGCGCGCGAGTTCGGCCGCCGCGGACTTGAGCGAGGCAGGGACTGCCGTAACCGCAACGGCATTGCCGTTCCGGTCGTAAACATCACATCGCGGCCACTGGAGCGCCTGCGTGGTCGTGTACGGCAGGCCCGCATAGGTCATGTGGTCCAGTACGCGCGTCGCCGACACGAGCGCCGCCTCTTTGGTCGCGGCCGGTGCATCCGTCCACGTCGAGGCGTGTAGACGATCAGCATGATAGCTGTCTGCCTCGTCGACCGTGGCGTAGCTAGTGGCCGTCGACAGGCCGGTGCCGTCTTCAACTACGAGGCTCATCCGTCACGACTCTTGCGGCGCGCGCGCGCCGCGGTGGCGATTCGACGTTCTCGGCCATTGTCGGCAGCTCGGTCAGATAGCCCGCCCGTACCAGTTCCTTTGCGTCGATCGAATGCACGTCGATCGGCGCATGGGTCACCGGATCGTAAAGCCGCAGGAGTCGCGGCCCTGGGGCCGGCAACGGATGGCGTGCAGCCACTCCGTATGCCGGCCCCTTCGGGGTAGGGATCGCGGGCATCGCTCAGCAGGGGGCCAGAAATGCCCCGTAGGTGATGCTCGGCGAGGTGCCACCAAGCGTAGCCGCGATCTGGATGAAGTCCGAATCCGCGTCCAGCTTCGCCGCGATTTCGCCATTCAGCGGAATCACATAGAGGCCGGTGCCGGTCGCGCGGATGTTCGGCAGTGTCGCAATCGGCGTGTAGGTGCCATCGACGGCATCCGACACGCCGACGTTGAGCACATAGGTCTCATCACCCGTGGTCGCGTCGATCGCCGTGACGTAGACCACGCAGACGTAGTCCTTGAGCTTGCGGCAGTCGAACGCGATCCCGGTCTCTGCCGCCGTCGAGGCTTCGGCCCCATCAGCGACGTCACGCAGCTCGAGACTCTTGTCGAAGAGCTTACGGCCGCGATTCAGGTTTTCACCGAGCCATACATCAGCCATGTTGGTCTCCTCGCTGCGGGCGGCTTACGCCGCGACCGCCGCGTCCTTGACGCCATAGAGACGCGCCGCGGCCTTGCCGTGGAACACAGCCACGCCCGAGTACCACTCGACGCGCGTCCGCAGGCAGGGCTTCGTCTGCAGCTCGCCCAGGTCACTCACCATGATGTCCCCGGACTGGATGCCCATGAGCATCCCTTCGCCGAACGCCACGCAGTAGATCGAACTGCACTGCGCCGTGCCACCACCCGAACCAGTTTCGGTGAACGGCAGGATCTTGTTGCCGGCGTTGTCTTCGTCGGCGATGAGGATCGGCAGGTCGTTGTAGGTGGCGATGCGCCGACCAAACTGGTCGGGCACATACTGGACGTATCCACCCACTGACGTCGAGCGCGCGGCCGCCGACAGGCGCCGCCGCATGGTCTTGTTCATGATCAGGTGCGTCGGCGACTGCACCAGGTCGATGAGCTCGTCGAGCTTCGCGAGACTCAGCGCGTCGCCACCGCTCGTGGCCCCTGCGGCCAGAAGCTGATTGCCGACGATACGCGCCTGCAAGCCGTCAAACTCACGCGGGTCGCTAGCAGAGTCGCCCTTGATGAACGCCTCAGTCCATCGGTGAGCAAGTGACTTGACCTTCTGCAGTTCCTGCACGCTGCGCTGGTCTACGCCCATCGACGTGACGATGAACTTGTCAACGTCGAGGTCGCCGCCGGCGATGCTCAGCGGCTCGGTCAGCGGATTCAGGACGCCCGTGGACTCCGTATACGCTTCGTTGACGCCACGGAACCCGACGCCTGGGAGCGTGTCCTCGCGGTTGTAGCGGAGGGCGTTGCCCTGGATGGTTTCAAACGGCAGCGCAGCGAGAACGTCGCTGCTGCGTGCGTACTGCTCGATGATCGCCGAGCGCATTGCCGCACCGTTGTTTGCGGCGAGCTTGGCGGCCTCGACAAGCGTCACGGCCATAGGGGTATCTCCTCATTGAGCCACCCCCAAGCGGCGCGCGGCTTTCAAGCGCTCCACCGGAGGGAGGTGCGCGAGGTTGTCGCGCGTCTGTCCGCCCCCGGCGGCACCACCGGCGGCCCCGCCGCCCGTGGACTGTACTGCGAGTCGAGGAAAGGCTTTGATCACGCCTTCCAGCCACTCGCGCAGCCCGAGCGGCTTTGTGGGATCGCTGCCGGACCACGCCGGCTGATCATTGGGACGGACTGCCACCGGCCGCCCGTCTT